TCTTCTCCTGGCTGCATACCCATCCCATAATGAAGGATAAGAGGGTTAAGCGCAAACCATCCACCTTGCCCTAGAAAAGAAAGGCTGTTTGGAGTGAGGTTAATCGTATGCTGAGACACAGAGCTAACACCTGTAGGCAGTTCAACCCATACCGCGTCATCCTCTGGGTCAAGACCAGCATATTTCCAAATAGAGTTATTGTCATAATGCGCTAAAACACTATCTCCATATACATTTAGCCCTGTTAGCGGTCCATCTCCGGTGGTGGGGTATAGAACAGAGGTATTTAAAACCTTATATGGGTCAGCATATTCGCTAAAATAAATCGCTGATGGGTCATTTGGATTTCCACCAAAAAACAGCCTCATGCTCTTATAGTGATAACAGGCGTATTTACACTTCCGTATATCATCCAAGTTATTATCCGCAGTCATTGGTTCCCCAAGTTCTGAGATATAATCATGAAATTCTGTTGCTGTGTTCCCATTTATCGTGTGAACATGTTTTAAAACAGAGCCATTAGCCTCTGTTCGATACAAACGCCGTTCCTTCGTTCCTTCCGGTCCAACAGGAATAGTCCATTTTATCTCGTTATAAGGTGAGACAACCACCGTTTCAACAGGAGAAGGTTCTGACTCGTACCCTTCAGCGCTAACTAAGGTATAGGCGCATTGATAATGACCGGGTTCTATTATAGAAATATGCGCTCTTTTTTTTGCCAAATCAGCCTTAAACACCTTATCTTCAAACGTGGTTGTTGTATTGTTGTTGATCTCCGCAACAAGATGAAAACTGTCATCATGTTCATAAGCTGTGCGATATAACCTTCTTTTTTTTGTACCGGTTGGTCCTGTTGGAATATTGCTCCATTGTAAAGTGTAATATTGGATAATAGTTTCATCTCCCCCAACAATGGGTGAACCAGGGGTTTCTCTGTTAAAGTTATCTACAAATGTAACGATTCCTTTCATTGATGTGTTTACATATTGCTGATAACTCGATGGATCTTCAAATGTCCATATTGGAGCGGTAGAAGGGTAACTAGCTGATTCAACATTAAGCGCAGTTGTAGGTTTATCGGGCTGATATATTTCACTGATTGTTTCTCCATCATACTCAAAATACTTGGTTCCATCGAGGATATACAATTTGTTTCTAAGATAGAAATAGGCGCATTTATCTGTATTTACCCTAGTTAAGACTGTTAACGTATAATCTTTTCCATTTACAAGACAAAGATTGTTATACTCGAACTCAGTCTTTACTACGGCAAGAAGAATCTCGTCTCCGCTATCACTTGGCCATTCGATTAATTGTTCTATTGGGAAGTTATACGAGTCTTTGTTCAATCTTTCTGTGCCGTTACGAGATCGTATTCCTCCGCGGTCAAGAAGATCCACGTTATCCGCTTGCAAAAGCTCAGAGTCTAACACATTATCAGGCGCGGCGTCTGTATTAAGCCCATCTCTAAAGTCTTTATATGATTTTAATAACTTAGACATAACCTCACCTACCTAAAAACAGTAACCTCTCTAGGCGTGCGCCGCCGTCTTAGGGAAGAGAAGACTCTTAACACATCTTCTTTAAATTGTTCCATGTTTCTTATCCCGTCTGGATTTTCATCGTCATCTTTTAGCTTCCACCAGGCAATCACATACGTAACGATACATTGATGATAGGCGGGGTGGACTTCAGGAGTTTCTAATATCCCGGTCATCGGTCTAGGGATCCTGCGGTAATAAACTTTGTATGCCCCAGCCTTGTCAAACGAAATTAAATCGTTACCGCGAACACGGAATCGTTCATACGTCCTTCCTAGGGAATCCTCCACTTCGACTACATTTGTGATTTCTGGAGGTAATTGCACCCATTCTCTGTCTGATGTTGAAGTTATAGTGATATCCTCATCTATAAGCGCCATATCTCCTATTATGGATAATGCTCGATTGATCGCTCTTAGAGCGTCAGGGTCGTCTATAGCCTCATCAATATAAGCGTCTGCCGCTATTTTGATCTCAATTCCCGTCATAAAATCACCCCCAGAAAGGGCGGATTATTCCCCGCCCTTCTCCTCAAAAATATATGCGCCGAATCCCCTGTATGGGTCTCTTAATGCCTTTAACTCGTCTTTATCTTCGGTCTCATACATTCCGTTTCTAAATTGAATCTCTTTACCTTCGGTAAACCTCCCGGTGATCTGGTTTCTCTTCATTGGCTTGACCACCATTTTTAAATTCGTATAAGGGGGTTTGGCGTTAAATTTAGCCATCTATAAAACTCCTTTCTTGTTCTTAAACTCCTCCGGTATCTCCGGTATCTCCGGTATCTCCAGTATCTCCGGTATCTCCGGTATCTCCGGATTCGTCCACTTTAGTTATATAGGGCTTTGATTCTAAAAGAGTTATCTCATCTTCATCGGTAGTCTCATAAACCCCGTTGACAAATTTAATTTTTTTCCCAGCCTGGTTCTTCAGGTTTGCCCATCTATTGGCGTATGGAGGAATAGCCCTTTTGACTTCGGCCACAATCTCAACATCCTTAAAAGGGTCTTTAGTAGTGAATTTTGCCATAACAAAGCTCCTTTCACGTAAAATTAGAAGAGGGGGGGATCCCCCTCTTATGGTTGGTAACCGGTGCAGTTGAATAACAAGGAATGTGCTTTTGCTTGTCTAACCATCATCCCGAATTCAGTCAGATACTCATCCATCCAACCATCCATATCGCGAGGTTGAATGTCGGGATGAAGTTTTGTATCCCTGCCATTCAGCGGCCGATAGGAAATATGCTTCATATCAAGCAAAAACCCAAACCCTGCGTATGCGTTCTCCAAAGACCGGTCAACAGCAATTAACACATCACCGTGAAACGAATGATATTTAGGCAGTCTAATGCCATAAGTCTCTTCGCCGGATGAAGTAACAATTCTGTTTTGAGCAATCATGTTGACTGCGGCGCCAACTGTCCTGGAGCAGACAAAGAGTTTAGTTTTGGACCCATACTCAAACCCGTTTTCGAGGAACGCTTCCCACTCCGCCTCGGTCATCCCACCACCCATATCTTTTCGTTTAGTGATGAAAGAGTTAAGGCCGGCGGTCATCCTTCTAACCTTACCACCTGAAGTATCCTCTTTCAGCTCTCCCCAAAGCGAGATCCTAGCGATATCTAATCGGTGTTCAAGCATCTTTTTTGCCCGTAGCCTGGTTCGCTCCTTACCGCCTACTCTTTTAACCTCATGGGCGGCGGTCATGGACTCGTCAAATGGAGTCCTAACGATTTGAGTATAGTTAGTGAATTTTGTAGGCTGGTTTAATTTCGACGCAGGAACGCGAGAGTTTTCTTCCATCGCATTTCCAACACGGACAAACCAATCCTCATGTACCAACGCGGCAGCGTCAGTAGTACCGTAGCCACGCGACACCTCTAGCTTTTTACCGGCTTTAATGCTGATTACTCGCATTACCTCTCCGGTTCGCGGTACTTTCACGACATCATTTGTGGCAAACAATGTTTCGTTAGTCACAACAATCTCGGTGTCACTTTCACTATATCCGGTGGCGTTATTAACCTGTGTCCACCATCCTACAGGCTCATCGTCATACCAGATATATTCCGCGGTATCGGTAGCGTTTTTACGCGCTCTCATCAGGATAACCGCATAAGGGTCGGCTTCAGGAATTAACTGGACGATAGTCTTGGAACAATCTATCGCCCTTCTGTCACGATCAACGTCGGTAGTCAGTACAGGACCAGAACTAGCGTTAAATTGAATGTCGAAAAAATCTAGACTGTTTTTAATTTCCATTTATTACACCTCTCTAAATTAGACCGTCAAAGATTCCGCCCCCTTTCTCAAGTGAGAGGATTTCTTCTGTGACGATCTCTTCTATTGTTTTTTGTTTTGGGGTGGTCTTCACCCCGACCGACGGCATAGAAGCCGCCTTCTTTTGCGCCTCAATCTGCGCCTGTTCCTCGTTATTTTTTTGGAGAATCGTAGATACCTCAGACTCTACCTGCTGTTGGATTGCCCCTGCTTTACTTGCTTTGGCGCGTTGATACACATACTCGTATAGGGCTTTGGGGTCTTGCTGAAGCAAATTAAAAAGCCCCGGATTTTCCTGAGCTAGTTGTTGGGTCATATTTTTCATTTCCGGGACATATTGTTGGAAATCTGGATTACGGTCAGCGACCGCTTTCCATCCTTCCACTAAGCGCATACGGTCTGTAAATTCTGAGGCTATCTGTTGCAGGGGTTCGAGTTGTGGTTTCACTCGTTGCATAACAAGCTGTTCCATGTACCCGGTGAAACCAGGGTAAATTTCTTCCATCGTCTTAATAAACTCTTGCTGTTCATTAGATAGCTGAGGTTCCTTTTTTTCAGGTTCCTGAACTCTCTGAACCAAGAGCGGGACGATTTGATTTACAAGACTTTGAGTCTGTTCTAGCTGTTGTTGGAGAACAGTATACTTATCATCGCCAGGGTCTGTTTTAACAGGTGCCTTCCGGCTGCTAAAACGCCTAAACGCATCTAGGTATTCCTTCTCCATATCTTCAGGGGAATCTAAGTCATCCAAATTGCTAGGCTCTCCTAGCTGAGATTTAATCTCTGTTAACCCTCTGGCAAGCGCACCGATGGTTTTGTATTTATTAGCATACATTTTGCTTGAAGGGTGTTCCGTCTCCGGGGTCTCTTCGACGTGTCCGGTCTCTTCGGAGCCTTCCGGACTCTCTGTTTCCTGGTTGTCTCCTTCCAGCGCATCAACCTGTTTTTCCAGGTTTTCCTCCTGCTCTTCGGTAAGGGAACCAGTAACAAAGTCATCCTCGAATATGCTTTTCAAGAAATTCACTCCTTAATTTTTTCTGTGCATTTTTGCACGAATAAAACAACCTTCCGAAGTTCATTTATGGCGCCTTGCGCTCGTCCCACTTCAAGAAGGTTCTCAAATTGACTGCGTTCCAGCGTGGACTGGTGACTTTTCATGTATTTCTCTATGTGAGTCTCTAGAAGCCCCCAGCCTTCAGTCATGGCCATCTCTGCAATTTTTCTTTCTAAGCTAATTTTTCACCACCTCCTAAAACTGCATCCATCACCTTCCCCGCCATCTCTTTCTGCATTTCCTGGCTTGCTTGTTCCTGCTCTCTTTGTTTTGCCTGTTCTTGCTGTTGTTGTTGCGCCATCATCATTTGCATCTGTTCTTGCATAAGCTCTTCGTCTGTCTTTATAAATTTTTCCGGGTTTCTAAGGTCAAAACTACGGATAAGCTCTCTTTCTATCTCGTCCCGTTTGATATAAGGACTCTGAGACTGCGCGGCGTATTCGGCAAGTTGCATGAGTTGTTGTCTCCGTACTTCTTTGTTTGAAGCTGGGTCTGTAGATGAACCGGCAGGGCGGTAATCCCATTCGCCTAAAATATCACCGGGGTCCGCCATTTGCCATTTGGCAAACTGCTCCTCATCGAACAATTTAACCATTCGAGGTTTCGTAAAAAACTGCTGACTATTTTGGTCCATGAGGTTAATTAGTCTCTTTATACCCATATCCTCATATAGCATGATTTTGAGGTCAAACCGCACAGAAGCATTAGAACTTTTTAGACTCGCTTCCGTGGCTGTCTCTCTGGATGGAGTGTCTACCCCACGAACAACCGCGGGAACCGCCAGGGCGTTTTCGGCATCCTGGCGAATTTTCATCTCTTCCTGGTATGACGATGAGGTAATGTCTATCACCTCAAGCGGTGTTACATCATCGGGATTATCAACATGAATAATCCCATGCGGCCTGGATATAAGCTCTGAATCATCTATATCCGCTCCGCTTTTGACTTTCCACATCCGGTTGAGTACAAACGAAACATTATCTATCCTTTGGTTGCGATTAGTATTAAGCTCGTGCTGTAAATGCTCAATAACACCTACTCCAGATAGTCCGTAAAACTCGTTTGGTAGCGGGTCGAATACCCCACGGATAAAAGGCTTTTTCCCATGCCAGTAAGGATTTTCCCCGGAATAAACTATCTGTTTTCGGTTGACTAAAATGTAATGCTCGTCATCAGTCCAATAGTGTAATAACTCGTATGGGGGATATTTTTCATCTGAAGATTGTGTACCGGTAGAAGGAAACCCTACAGCGCTCATCCGCTCATAGCGTCCTTCTTCTAAACCGCTCCCTATGCCCTTTAATTCGTCCCAGTCTGGAGTAAAGACTTGTCCGGTACCAGAACCCTTTAAAAGCTCTAATTTTGCTTCTAGGGCAGTTTTAGTCGCCCATTCTCTTTGGAAAACGTAACGGCAGGTATCAATGTTTGTCCCTCTTGGGTCCGGCCAGAAGTCGAAGAAATCAACAAGCTGTATCTCGTTATCGTCCCAGACCACTTCTTCATTTTCGACAGCGCGTAAGATTTTTGTAGGAATTTCTACGCCGAAAAGGTTTAGGGTCAAGGGTTCCTTTCTTTTTCGCATTCTGGTTTCATGTCGCCACCCCACGCTTGCTATTGCAGCAGGGAATATCATCAGGCACGTGAACCAGTCGTAGAAGAGAGAGACAACGCTATTTTTTTCCAACTGCATATCATTGAGAGCAGAGGCTATCTTCGCTTTTTCCTCGTTCGCGTCAACATCCCGTCCCTCACGTGGTTGAGGAATAAAGTCAAACCAAGGTCTTGTGGGACCAAAGAATACTTTAAGCAGTCGCGATCTCCACGTATCAACATGCTCGTATGTCATCGGGATATGCAGATTAGACCGTCCTTGCAGCTCTTCGGAGAGCGGGGAGCGGTATCCACGATATAACTTATAATAATCTACTGCCTTATCGTCGTACTTACGACGATTACTTTCGGCGTCTGCGAACATAGATAGTATCTCAGTCGCCTTGTCACTCGTCTGTTCCATCTTCTCCCTCCTCTACGCTACTTGTGACATCTGATATGCTGACAATCTGCCATCCCTGACGGTCTAGTTCGACAATACGGTCTACAATAGACTCAGACTCTACAACACGGGATATAACTGTACCGCGGGGCGTGATAAGCCGCTCTTGTATAAGCATAAAATACCTCCTAATAGCCTGTGATGTTGGATATTGGCCTGGTGACCTTCTCCCTCTGTCGTTTCCTTCGCGCTCTTTCTGCGTCTGATATAACACCTAGCATTGGCATCTGCTGATGCATTTGTATGGCTATTGACATCGCCATTACTGTATCATCATGACATCCGGATTGTGCTTCCGGCTTGCCTTTCGAGTTTCGCACAAAAGAAAAGCATTCGCTTATGAGTGTCTCGCTACGTATCGTTAAGACGCCATCCCTTAGTGCTTTTTCCATATCGTCCAGCATTAATGGCCTAGTCTTTATGTCGGTACGCCATCCTATTTTAGTTGTCTGGTCTGGATATATCTCATCTATTACTTCTTGCTGATATACTCTAAAATATTTTTCCCTTAAAATCGCCTTGTTGGTGGTCAGTCCGTGATTGTTGGACTCTATGCCGATTACTGCCATATTGTAGTACTTAGCCAGCTTCACCGCTTCTATCCCAAACAAGTCAGGGTCGAAGTGTCCGCGCCACTCTGCTACTTGTGACATCTTATTCCGGTCTATAACCTCTAAAACGCAATAATCCCCGGTTTCTAGTCCTTCCGCTACGTCGCCGCCTATCGCGTAGCAATGCCCTGGAAGCGGCATCTCCCATATCGAGAGGTAACCTTTCGGGTGTTCAGTGAACGTTCCTTCGTTGTCAATGTTTCCGGTTATTACTGGCGCCTGTATATCTATCTTTTTAATACGGGTTAAGGCTTTTGTGTTGAAGAACGGCCTGCCGGACACTAAAAATGCTTCCTGGTCGTCTGCCGGATACTCCTGATGGAACTGATCTAGGTCCCCGCTGCACTCGTTACGTATTGTGTATCTACGCCACTTTAGTTGCTCGTCGATGACGCCGAACCGCTTGATTAGGTCTTTCTCTTCTGTATCATACGGTTCTAACGATTCTCCAGGGGCTAATGACAATCTATACTCGTCATGCTCCCACCAAGCAAGGAATATCGGAATATAATCGTTTTCGCCCTTCTTCGCGGCGGTCCACACTCGATGGAACTCATCACCTACCCCATTCGCTGTCGATTCGATGACTATGACTGTACCCGGTAGATTGGGGACTGTCTGAGACAGGGCTATATAGGTGTTTTTCTGATCAGACCAGAATGCGAATTCTGAAATATGGAGGAAATGAACGGTTTGAGAACGTCCTTTCCCCGACCCTTTCCGCGCTGAACTCTCCCCCGCTCCCTTTCCGGCGGTGGTGACGGTGAGCTTCGATAATGTATCGTAATAAGATATCTCTTTCTTATTGGAAAACTCTTTCTCTGGTCGAATCTGGACCTCTGTACCATCTGTGAGTACGACATGAGAAGGCATCTGGTCATAAAAAATCCGCGACATCTCGAACAGAGTATCTGATCCTTCCGCGTCGTGGGCCACCACTTTCGCATGACGGTACTTCTTCGTCCCTGCATAGTGGAAGAATCGCCCCTGGACATAAGTAGATATCCCTTCTCTTCGCGCTTTGAGGATGATCAGACGAACAGGTTTCTTTTCCTTCTCTAGTCGCTCCCAGACTCCGTGAACTTTCTTTTGGGACGAATTAAGACGAAATGGAATTAACTCTCCGGCTTTGGTCTTGATTCGTAAAAATTTACGGGCATAGTCTGGGAAGCTCCGTAACATTCTCTTTAGCCGTTTAATATCCCTCTGATTCATCATCATCTAGCACCTCACTAATCGGCACCCCCTTGTTAACATTGATATTGTCGCTAAACATGGACTTCCAGCGCCCTAGTAGCTCTAGCGCCTTCACTTGGTCGGGACGCTTGATTTTAAGCCCGTCCCGTGTTTCCGACACCTCTGAAAGTATTGTTCCATCTACGTCTTTAGAGTGTTTCACGCGGATTGTAGGTTTCATAATCTCTATCTCTTCTCCGGTTTCAGGGTCGAGAAGAACCCTGTCAACCTCTTCCCCGAACTCCACGAAGTCGTTGATATCTGAAAATGCTATCTTTGCTAGTTGCTCCGCTATGCGCTCGATGGTAATGTCTGCCGCTTGGAGGCGATTAGAGAGGTTATTCCGTGACTTCTCTATTGCTTTTTGTATGGCTGGTTTCGTCAAGTTCTCTTGGCCGATTGCCCTTGCTGTTCTGGGGCTGTATCCGGCTCTCAATGCCGCTTGTGTCGCGTTGAAATCTTTTAAGTACTCTTTGACAAATAGTTTTTGTTTCGGTGTTAACCTCATCTCGTTCACCTCCTATCCCTTTGTTCGGTCAATCGAACATAATGTTAACAATTTTATCTCAATACGCCTTATAACTGGGCTTATGCAAAAACAGAATAAAAGTAATAAAAATATATTAAGATGTTGTTGACAGGGTAATAATATCATGGTAATATATGATTGACCGATTAAATAGGAGGTTAGCAAAATGACAAAGTATATTGGTATCGTCCGTGACGCTCTAAACTCTCTAGAGACAAGGAAAACCAAGCTGTATGATACATACAAAGAAGCGCATGATGCGGCAGAGAGGCTATGCAAGCGCACTATGGGCGACCGGGGAACAATCGACGTAAAGCAACGGTAGTGATAAGGCAAGCCGGGAGCCTATCCCGGCAAAATAAAAAATTTGGAGGAAGA